TAGATTAAGCGTTAAACCAGACGGCGGCATATTTCGGTCTATTCTTAAAAATCCATGGGGCGGCGGCCTTGGTCAGTGCATCCCCATTCAACCCAATCGTTTGGCTACCAACGTGATGCACATAAGATCGAGACAAGTAATGGTGGAAACCAGCCCCCCTCAAGTCCTCGCAATGCACATCATCGGAGTACCAGTTAAGTGGTGGGAACTTCTGCACCTCCCACGCATCGCGCCCAATCCAACCAAAGATAGGGCTCAATACTTCCATCGGCATGATGGCATCTTCATAGGGGTACTTGAAGTAGTGCATCTCCTGATCAAAGGGATTGCTTCGGATATTCTGCACAGGACGCGCCGCGTCACATCTTGCAGACACCCAGCCCACTGGCTCGCCTGTCTCCTCTTTGAGCTGCGCCACATCTTCCATCAGATAGCGGTAGCTGGTAGGGGTCAGCACAATGTCATCATTGGCGCAGATCACTGAGCCAAAGCCATCGGCAAATGCCTTGTCAATGATGTCGTTGTAGTCATCGCCAAAATTACTAGGCTTGCCAAAGACTTTAAGGTCAGCGTCAAAGCCGCCAATAATGGACTCTGGACCTCGCAAATAGACAGGAACTTCGGGACAGTACTCGGCAATGCTTGTGAGCATCACCCGCAAACCTTTGCCGTTTACTGTGCTGATGCATATAGGCGAAATCACTTCTTAGGCTTCTTCGCTGTCTTTGCGGCCTGCTTGAAATCAGCAGCGGAGGGTGCGGCCTTGCTACCGACTTTGTTCATCTTCTCGCCAGAGCCTTGCGCTATGCGTTTTTGCTTGGCGTTAATGTTGGCATACAAACCAGGTTTAGTCGCCATTGCGTCCTCCGATCTTGATAGTCAACAATGAATCAGGCATATCGTCTTTGGACCCCATGTCTTGACCATCACCGCCGTCACCCTCATTAGGACCGCCAACTACCCACGCATCACAGGTACGGCTGGCCGCACACTTGAAGTCGAATATCTCACAGTAACCCAAGTCAGCCAACTTAATAGTTCCCCATGGATCAGCCTCATTACCAATGCCGTCAGCAATGCACTGCTTCAACTTGTCAGACACGTTGAACGCGGCACAGTTACCGCATCGGCTTTGCTTGGCATCATCCACCGACACATCCCACTGATCAGCTTTCTTTGACCAAAAGGCATCATTGGGCAAATTGGGATTCTCAGGACCATAGGCCGCTGAAGTGATAGCCTTGGCGCGATTTTTCAAATTGAGCGTGATGTCCTGAGTAGGCGCTGGACACGCTGCGCTGGTATCTTGATAGCCCTCGTCTTGATCCATCACCTGATCCATAATGCGTTGCATAGTAGCCATTACTTCATCCCCCGAGTTTTCATGTTCTTTGCTGTACGGCTACCGCGCATGGGCATCTTTGCCTCACTCATCGCAATGGCAATAGCCTGCTTTGGATTCTTGACTACTTTGCCGCCCTTGCCGCTGTGCAAAGTACCAGACTTGTACTCACCCATTACCTTGCCAACTTTCTTTTGTGCCTTGGTCATCTTCATAAATTACCCCCTTAAAGAATTAACGAATTATGCAACCCTTGAGAGCTTCCTACGCAAAGGCTGATTCCACTTGGTAGAAGAAGCAGAGCCATACATCCCCACAACCGCATCAGACGCAAACGTCAAACAAAACGAATCAGCGCGGTCAGGCGATGCCAGTCCACGCTTTCTGATCTCATCTTTGCCCTCAATCTGAATCTTTCCACTAGACGTAAACGAATACCTCACAGTCGCCAGCTCAGCTATCAAGGCCTCATCTTTGGGCATAGTGCAGTCCCGCGACTCCAGCCAAGCCTTGGCTTTATGCCATAACTCAGCCTTCAGATTCCTGTAAGTAGTACCCATCGCCGGTGACTCAGACACGTTAATGCCGCGCGCCGGTAACCCCAACTCTTTGAGTCGATCCACCACACCAGCGCCCAAGCCAATTGAATCCACCAATATTTCCTGTGGGCGCTCAGATGGCGGCAATATCTCATACTCTGCCACCACTGCACCAGTAAGTTGCATCAGATCAAGATTCTTCCAAGTCTTAATAGACTCAGTAACCGCATTCCCCTTACGCTTGCACAGCGCAGACCTGTCAGAGCCAAACCGCGCAACGTCCAAACCCCACACCAAAGGCGCGTGTTGGCTTGGCGCAACGTCACGGCTTGTCGCCAATTCCAGTAACTCCATGGGGATGACTGTATCGTCATCTGATCTCGGAAACTCACCGAGTACGCGGATGCGGTAGGCGTTGCTCTCCTCGCCGTACCGCGCCTTCATCTCATCAATGTACGCCTCACTAACCCTTGGCGAGTCAACGCAACTCACCCTCATCGTAATCCAGTCGCTAGCGAGTCGGTTGTGCGTGTCAAAGAAGAATCCGCTGGAACGCACTGGATTGCCAAGCAGTAGAGTCACCGCGTTGTGTCCAGACATAGAACCTGATGCCGCCTCAAATACCTGCTCAGGTATGCCGCTGGCTTCATCTCCAACAAGCATCACATGATCGCTGTGAACCCCTTGCAAGGCTTCGGGTTGCTCGGCGCGAGAAGTTCTGGCAGAGATAAATGCCTCGTTGTTGGCATCCTTGACCTCAATCCTGTCCTGCTTCACCTCCAACTGATCAGCAAGCATCGGCGGCAGTACCTTTACCCAACGCTTAACTTCAGCAAACAACGCGTCATACAACTGGCTACTAGTGGGCGCAGTGACCACCACCTTGACAGGAAATCTCAAGAAGAGATACCAGATCATTGCCCACGCGCTTGCTGTCGATTTGCCTACGCCATGTCCTGATCTAACCGATATGCGTCTATTGCCGGCGGCGATGTGGTTGAGGAACTCTATCTGCCACGGATCAGGCTGCGTGTTGAGCACCTCCTTAACGAATAGGACAGGGTTGTTTCGGTATAGCTTGACGAATTCCACAAATGGGTTATTCGCCACCAAGTCATCAGAAATTTTTTTCGGGACAGGCTTTGGCGCCACAAGGGGTAGGGGGGTGGGGGGCGTCATGGCGATACCTGTTTGGGTGCTACATCAGCCGCCCCCGCCGCCGCGAGCAAGGGGGGGCTCGACGCGCCGGCGCCAGGCGCGGCCAGCCGCCGGATGCCAGTAAACGGCTGAAAAGTTATCCACAGGTCGATGCATCTGTAAGTCATTGATCTATATGCTTTCTTACATGAGACTTACATAATCGGCTTAACACGATGACTATTATGTTAACTTTATTGTGGATAACTACAGCGATTCTGCTCAATAAACAAGCAGTTTGCGGTTGTCCACAGGCTAGTGTGTACATCATGCGCCATTTTCTGTGGATAAGTCATCGATGACCTCGACATGGCGCAGTGCCGCCATGCGTAGGTCTTGCACGTTGATGGTGATCTGTTGCGCCTTTTGTAAGCCATAAGTTTTTTGATCCCACCTTTCGGCTAGCCACTGGCGCGTCCGGATGCGTTGGACATCGCGCTGCGCATGGTCGATGTCCATGCCGTCTGCGATCTTGATAGTGTCACAAGCCATCAGATCGGCGGCACGCGTGCGCGCGCGTGTAATCATAGCACCATGATCGTTTTCCTCAATCCAATCGTCTAGCGCACGCTTACCTATGCCCAAGTCGATGCATATGTCTGCGATGCTTTTGCCACTCTCTACCATTGCAAAGATCATCTCCGCTGGCATCTCATTGAGAAAATCGACATCCTTTCGCCGCTTTGGTGTTCCTGCCATGCTTAGAACCCCTTTAAAGCCGTTTTAACGCGCTGGACTAAGTCCAGTACCTTTTCGCGGATAAGTGCCGCTATGAGCTTAAATTGAGCCATTTTTGAACCTCTCTGCTTGTTTGGAGTCAAACTTGTATTCCATTGTGTCATTGTCGCTGAAAGTAAGGTCATCAACAAAGTCATCAAAGCCTGTTTCGCCACCGAGCTTGTGCTTGTACTTTGTGACTTGTGCTGTTGGCACAAGCGCCTTGGCTTTGATCAAATGCTGTACACCCTCGTCAGACATGAACACCTCCATCTCCTGCATTGACCAGATGTGATGATTCGACAAGTCCTGACGCTGAGTCTGTATCGCTACTGCCTCATTGACTGTTCTGACAATGACCATCGTCTGACCATTTTGCATTTCCCATTCGATCCTCGGTATGGATGACGCTGTCTCGCACTCATCTTCGGTTGCCAATTGATCCAGCACGCCATATGCCCTGATCATTCCCGCCACGCTGGAATCAAACTTCGCCCGATCTTTGGCCTCCATCGCTTGATGCAATCTGCTGTTCTGTAGCCAGAATTTCTCCCGCACATCACTGCTTACTAAAGTAGTCAGTCGATTTTCTCCCCACTTCCTATCTGCCGCCGCTTTGACCGACTCTAATTCCACCAGCTTTGATTGAACGTGAATTGTCCAAGCGTCTGCCTTTGGGCTTGGCTGCTCCACCACTGGATGCTTATTTGCTGATCTCTTTGTCGCCATATCTCAATTCCCCTTTTTGGTGCAACTTGGTCACATACAGTGGTAACAAACCTCCGAGTCTTAGACTCTCGGTTTGTTACTTGTTACCTGTACAGAACAAACAAGTTACGTTTGTTACCTGTTTGTTACTTGTTACTGTGTATTTATCCAGCATCAAAGTCCATGGCTTTGTGCTGCAACCATACATAGTCGTCCCTAATATCTCCCTCACCTGACTTCTGCAAGTCATCCCTTGCGCGTTTCCATGCCATCTTGAACGTGCCTTTATCCTCATCTGTACACCCCATCTTTGACCATAATTCCTGCCTCCACAGCTCCAACTTAATAGCATGGCGTTGTAAACCTTCTATGTACTTTGGTGCGCCATGCTCTTTGACCATTCGCTCTAGGCATTGCATGGCAAGGCGCTGATTCTTGCCACTTCCTGCGTTGCTCTTGCCAGCCTTTTTGGGTGTCTCATTGACGGCTGAGTCGCTGGCCTGTACCGCCAAACTGATGACTGGATCGCTTAAAGCCAAGCCTGTTGATCCAATCTGTACCTCTACCATCTCAAAGCCAAAGCGCGTCCCCTGCTCTCCATCTTTCATTTTGGTGATGGTGAGTACGCCTTTGAGCTGATCCTCAAAGCGCAACAGCTCCAGCTCACTGTCCACGGCCCCTAGCAATGCTGACGATCCCCTCATACCTAAACCTACGTTTTTTCCTGAGTGATGCAAGACCATTAGGGCGCAATTGAGAAATTCTTGAATCTTGCCCATAGATACGACAAAGCCCATCATCTCGCCGCTGTCGTTCTCGTTGCCGCCGCCAAAGGCGCGAGCCAAGGTATCCACAATGGCTAAACGAAACTCCACGCCTGTTTCCTCCACTAACTGCACCACCGCCATCATCAAAGCGTTGAAGTCTTCGGCGCTGGAGCGTAAGTTGAGCTGGTGTCTGACGACATAGATCGGTGCGCCGTCCTCGGTTTGGTGGTGAATCTTGATCGCTTTGATCCTTGCGCCGACTCCCCCAAAGCCCTCGCCACACAGCATCAGCACAGCGCCTGGCTTCTTGACCTCCCGACCCATCCATGATCTGCCAGTAGCTATCGCCTCGGCAATATCCAAGGCCACAAAGCTCTTAAAGCTACCAGGTGGGCCGTACAAGGCTGAGAACGAACCCGCCACTAGCACCCCCTCTATCAACCACTCGACTGGCTCGTCTTCTATAGAGTCCCAATGCTCAATCTTGATGGTCTTAGCGGGTTTGGGTTTGTCTGCCTGCTTTGGCGGGTCGGATGCGAACTCACGTTCAATATCTGACTGTTTCTGTACATGAGAATCCTGATGTATATAGATTTCGTCTGTTTTTATACTTAATGCGCTAATTGCCTGTAGTCTTTCGGGTATCGTTACATCATCGACAGAGACAAGCCTTGGCGCTGCCTTGACCAGTGCCGCCAGCTCC